AGAAGGTGCAGGTGTTGTTGTTGCTACTGCTCTAGGTACACAGGTTTTAGTTGCTGGATCATAGTCCATATCTTTAGCTGCACAAGACTCTGCAGTTTCTTCAGTAGTAATAGTGGGTGTTGTTGGAACAGCTTCTATCTCTCCAGACTCTGCTCTAGGGAACATTGTAGCACCTAATGGAAATCCTGTAAATTGATTTTGTTGTGCCTGTTGACCTGCAGCAAGGAAATCTTGGTCAGTTTGAAGACCACCTGGGGCAAACCCTGCAACAGTACCACCTTCAGACATACCCATCATCTCTTGAATGGCAGCTAACTCTTCGGGTGTAAGGTCATCCTCATTCATAGGACCACCAGCAGGAACAGGTTCACCACCAATTCTACCACGAGCTTCCATATCTTGCAAGCCCATTTTTGCAGCATCTCGTAAATCCTCAAAGAATTTTACACCGTAGTATCTGACGACATCAGCAGGAACTACGTACTCTCCTTCAGATAATTGTGCAGGAATATCATCACGTACTTCTTTAGCTGTAGATCCTGGAGGTACTTCGTTACCTGACACAGGGTCTCTCATCATTCCATCGTCACGAAGACCACCGTCCTCGAATGCAAAACTCATTTGTTGATTCATGTCTACTGTGCCTCCTTCGGCAAATTGTCTCGGTTTATCTACTTGAAACTGTTCTCTTAACTTTGAGATGTCGATGATTATACCTTTATGATCTACCTTCACTAACTTTTTTCTTTTACTTGGAGGAAGGAGTTCGTCGCCTAAAGGTTCTGTTATCTCTACAAGGTTTTCTGGTTGTTGATCAGGCACATCGTCAAAAAAACCTTCAGGTAAATCAAAAAACTGATTACCCTCTTCTACAGTAAAGAGGTCATCATCGTTTATTGCAGCATCATCTGCAGCATTAGCTGCCGCTTGACCAGCATTATCTATTTCATTTTGACTTCTATAAGGTAGTTCTACATCTCTGTGTATAGTTACAGGATAATTTTTTTCTAAATCTTCTAAAGCTTTGTTTAAGTCTGCAACATAGGTTCTGTAAAACCTGTCTCCTTTATCCGAAGGGTCAATAGTTCTACCTCTAGCTTCTGCTATTTTACTTGCAGGTGGGATAACAATTTTATCTACACCTTCTTGATCAGCTTTGGCAATAAGAAGTTTTAGTGCTTCTTCAACAGTCTGTTTATTTTTTCTTACTGGGGGTAATGCAGTGTTAGTCTCATCCCCTAGTAATCTTTGATCTTTTTTAATTTCAAGAAATCTTTCGTATAAACCATTAACGAAAGCACCATCAACTGCATCTTTGTCTAATTTTCTATCCGTTATTTCTTTGTCTATAGCATCGTAGTATTTATCTAACTCTTTGTCGTATGCATCTGCCAAATCGTTATAATTAAGTCCAAACTTTTTTGTATACTCATCAAAATCTTCTAAAAACTCATCATAAGCTGCAGACTCTGTGTCTATGATATACATTGGATTTTCTGAAAGTGGATCTTTAGATCTTACAATTATGTCGTCATAAGCTTTATTATTTGGACCTACAAATGCTACACTTTCAAAATCATTTATAGACCTAGTCCTATTAGCACCATCCTTTATATCATTAAGAACTTGATAGATATGACTAGAATTTACCCCTTGTTTATCTATGTAATCTTTAATTTCTTCGAACTCTACAAGTCTGACATCTTCTACAGTGCCTCTCTCTGGTGAGTAAAGTTCATCTATAAAATCTCTTCTTCTTCTGTCTTTAAATTGAGGGTGATTTAAAACCCCTGTTCTATATGGAAGTTGCAACCTTACAGGTTCTTCGGGCATTGCTACACCCTTACTTTCAAGACTCTTAAGCAAACTTTTAAGCTCGTTAGTTAGATCACCATAAACTTCTTGAAAAGTAACTGGCGAACCAGCCATAGTTTCACTTGTAGCCCTGTCAAAAGCAAAGTCAAAAGAGTTTTTAGGTTTTCTGTAACCTTTTTGCAAAAGGTCTGATTGTATCTCTTCTACTAATAAGTAAGGTCGATCCTTACCGACAATACTTTTAAACTCTGGACTCATAGTTTTATCAACACTAAAGCCAACCATAGGGTCTATAAAACTACCTCTAACATGGGCTGTTGTATTTACATCAAAGTGTTGTGAGTTAGCTTTAAAAGTATTGCCTGATGTGCGAGATAGGATAGGTATTGAAAAATAAGAAGTGTCTTCTGGATATCTAGGGTACCCTGTAAAACCTACCTGAGATTGACGTTGAAACCCTTTAAAGTTGGGAGATGCCTCTAAATCTGCAAGGTTATAGTAGATAGATTCTGGCAAACCCGCTGGACTTTTAGTTACAGCATCTAAAAGTTCTTCTCTAGTATATCGTTTATCTTTATCTACAAGTCCTTCTTTGTAAGAACTTGGAGGAATAGATTCAGCATTCTTTTCAAGTAATCTTAAAAACTCTGCTCCTGTCATACCTTTACTAGGAAAAGAGTTAGTTCTTGTAAGATTGAGTGTAAACTCTGCAATAGGCTCTCTAAATTTTAAGATACCCTCTTCTGTTCCGTAAATTCCATCAGGGTCAAATGGTGGCTCATCTTTAAATAGGTAAGTAGGTGGGTTCTGTCCAGTAAATCCTGCACTAAGAGACTGAGTTGTGGCCCTGTTTGAAGGTGTACCAGACAAGAACTCTCTGTCACCAGAAAGCATAGCTTTAGTTTGACCTACAACATCCGCTTTAAGACCACTTGGAATTGCAGCACCAGCTACAGTAGTTGTAACCTTAGCTGCAGGTACAAGCTCTAGTGCAGTAAGTGCATCACCTAGTACAGCTTCTCTGGCTTGGTTTACCTGTTCATCAGTAGCTTGTTCGTATGATACACCATACATACGTTGGAGTCTAGTGTTTAAATCTTCAGAACCAAGTCTAGTTACACTGTCTTTAATTTCATTAACTACTTGTTTAGTAGTCTCTACTGGTGCTTGTACAAACTCTTTAGTACCTTCGTATACACCAACAGCTGCATCTTTTAAAAACTTAATCTCGTCTTCATTAATAGCTTTACCAAGCTTTTCACCAAAAGATTCATACTCATTGTCTAAACCTAAAATGTTATCGACAATAAGTTCACCCCAGCTTAAACCTTTAGATTCAGCTAGACCGCCTTCATTAAAAGTTGAGTACTGCGGATCAAAAGGAAATGGCCTATTAGACTCATCCATTGTAGACGTACCTAAAGAAAAAGGATCAACATCCTTACCCTGTTCTTTAAGAAAAACATTAAAGTCTTTATTATCTCTGGCTAGTTCTTTAGTAAACTCGTAATCAATATCCTTGTAAGTAATTCTACGCACAGCTAAAATATTCTCTTTTGGATATTCTCTGATATTTACTGCATCGCCTTGATTACCACCAAGAACTGAAATATAAGGAGACTCTGGATTACTGTTAAAATAATCGTCTCTATCACCTACATAAAAGGTAGCATGATCTCCTTTATTGTCACCGTCAAAGTCAAAAACAACAATATCACCTTCTGTAATCTTATCTATTTCAACAGGTGATCCGTAATTTTTATACTTATCCGCTCTAACTCTATCATACCTATCTTTAGACTTAATAGGGTCTGCCTCAAGATCACTTAACACCTGACTTACAAAAGTGGCGCACCAAGCATATTCCACAGGATTCCAATTTGGATCAGAACCAAGGGCGTTTTTAAACATACCCCTAATTGCCTTGTTACCCTCTGGTGTATATTCAGATAAGTTACTGTGGTACTTTGTTAGATCTGGAGAGATTTTTTCAGCAATTAGGTAACCTGCTTCAATAGCAGCGTCAATAGGGCTTTTCTTAGATTCAAGTGGTGGGTTGGCTACATAATCTTCTACTTCAGACATAAGCTCGTCAGAAAGACCTAGACCTTTACCAACTGGTTCATCAAACTTTTGAGTCTTATTGAGGTCTAATTCTGGTTCATAAGATAGTGGTTTTGGTTGCTCTTGTTCTCCACCAAGCCCAGGTGGTAGCATACCTGTCAAATTAACCATTTACATGTTCCCTAAGAAGTAGCAAAGATCTAAGCACACGTATTTCACCCTGAGCACGGTACAGTTCTTCTACATCTGTAATCTGCTCAAGGCGTTTGTGTACCTTATCTATTCGGTTCATGATCTCTTCCAGAAAAGGATTATACAGTTCTGGATTGTTTACAAAAGGTTTCAAAGTATTATTCACTACAAGTTTCATTGTACCTGTGGGCCAGTGTTACCTGAGAAGCCCTGTTCTCCTGGTGTAGGCACTGTACCCGTTCCTATAGTACCACCCCCGCTACCTTGCGTATCCTGCACTTGTGCCCCCGCAGGAGCGCCCTGTGGCCCTGCTGCAGGTGGACCAGGAACTCCTGGCTGTGGTTCTGGTGGATTCTCTGCTTGGAATTGTTTTAGTATCTCTGCTTGTACTGCAGCTTCTGCCATGTTGTTGCCAACTTTATCTGGATCAAGATCCATAGACTTAGCAATCTCACGAACAATATAATCCATACGAGCAAACGGTGCTAGTGCTGGGTTCTGTACAACTTGTAAGAATTGCATCAAGCGTTGGCTACGTACTTCGTTAGCCATCAAGCTCTCTGTACCACGAGCTTTAACTTCTAAGTCGCCTTTTATTTCTTCATCAAAGTCGAACTGCATGTTAAAGTTAAAAAAAGCTTTACCTAGTGGTGCCAGTAGATAGTCATCAATGTTCTTTACTACATTCCGTATACTGCCGTTGGCAGCAGACATAAGCATAGAAATACCAGAGGCAGTACGGCCCACTCCCGATACGCCTGTCTGACCATGTGCGAAGGAAGGGAAGCCAGTTGATTCATCTGCTAGTACTCTCGCTTTATCGAACATCTGCATGTTCTCATTAGATACGTTAGGGAACTTGGTGCCAAACACAGCTTGACCAGGTGCCCCTCCCTGTCTCCTAAACACTTTGCCTGGATACACGGAGAGGTCTTGCCCTGGGACGAGGTTAGTCTCGTCTACCTCAATAAGTAAGTTACCTGATAAGGCAGCATTGTCTACTGCCATACGCATAAAGCCATTCATAAGTGTTTGTGTGTCATCCATGTTTTCAGCGATACCTACGCCAAAAATACTGTATGGATTCATTTCATATGGTGCAGCAAAGTATGGAATGTAAGCTGGAGTAAATGGATTCATCACTAGACGTAGTACTTGTCCATTGGCAACCCAGATGTTTACACTAAGCTGATCTGCATTTTTTAATTCTGAAGGGATGTCCACCCCTTGATCTTCAATAATTTCTCTGTCTACAAAACCCCAAAACTCTAAGATTTCAAAACGGTCAGCCTTACCCTCTTCTGAGTTGTCTTCCATTACTTGTTCCCACCACTCTTTGCGATAGTTTTCACCAAGGCTTAGGGTGTTATCAATAGCATTGGAACGGAAGTATGGACGATTTTTAAGTGCACGTACCTGTGAACGTGACATCTTATGGCGTTCAACTACAAACTCTGCTTCTTCCATAGTAGATGCATCTGGGTCTGGGTAGAAGTTCCAGATAGATACAGAAGTAGTTTGTGGAATTGTTTTAAAGACTGGGGAGTATTCCCCCTCATCTGACCAGTTAGGGTACTCTTTATCTACCGCAAACGGTCCTTTCATTACACCTGTACCAAACAATGCACATTCAAATGCAGCTGCACGTAAGTGTTTCTTTGCATGAGATTCTTCTAGCTGATCATGGATTTTCTTTTCCATTTTCTTAGCGGCAATCTCTGCAGGGTGCATCTGTACTGCAGATGGGTTTCCAGAAGTTCCAGATTTAACATCGTCAAGTACAGGTTCTAATACACCTGCTAATCCTGCTAGACGTTCTCTAAACTCTGGATAAGTTTCTCCAGGAAGTAGAGTAGCCATCTCGTCGTTGCCAACTGCCTTACGTAGCTGTTCGTTTGTTTCGAAGTTTACAGTTTCTTCTACACCTTCTGGAAGTTTAGTAGGGTCAATGCTAAGAGGGAACTTGTTGCCACCAAACAAAACATCTGCAATCTGTCCGTAAGCAGCTAGTGTTTTTGTCTTAGTAACTTTAACAAAGATGCGAGACTTTTCTGTAGAAGTAAACTGTACATCAGATCCATACATACCTCTGTAGTTTCTGTAAGCTTTGATCCACCGCTCTTCATCAAGCTGACGTGCTGTCTCTGCTTTATTAAACTTGTCTCTTACAAACTGGACGATTTGACCTGTGACTGGATCTGTATAATCATCTTCTGCTACGTCTTCAATAGCAGAAGCCTGATCTAAATCCATTGCCATATCTTCAAATTCTTCTTCCATATCTTTTCCTTAATATCCAAAAGTGGGATCTGATGCTTGGAATCCTGTTCTTTGTGCTGCAGGATCAAAGTCAAACACATTACTACGAGGTCTTGTCATTATACCATACCTAAGAGCATCGTACAAGTGATCCTCTGCATGGGTGTCTACATCTTCTGGATTATTCTTATCAAGAGGTAGACTGGGTATCTGTGCTATGGTGTTAGTGCAATTACTAAAAAACACAACCCTAGGCTCTTCTGTAAACTCATCTACTTGTAAACGTCTATGTATTTCATTCTTACCAGCTACACGAGAACCTTTAGATCTGTCTGACGGTCTCCATCTGCAACCTTTCATAATCATCTGTTCAGCGAGACTAGGACCAGTATCACCACGATTATGCCACAAAGAAGAGTCAAGAACTCCATAACGTATCTTTTCCCCTGACTCTGCTTCTATCTCTAGGATAATATCTGCTAAGTCTGTAGCAGTTACCTTAGATACATACAGTTCTCTGTAGATTACCAACTGCTCTGATCCAGGAACTACAGTAAACCAAAGAACTCCAGTGTGGGAACCATAACCGTAGTCGCAAGCTCTAAAGCGTATCCAGTTGCTTGGTATGTCGTATGGGTCAACAACGTGGATGTTTCGGTTAAACTCTGGGAAAGCTGCTCCTTCGTTAATGTCCCAGTCACCTTCAAGCAACTGTCTCCGTTGGTGTTCAGGCAAAGATAAAAGGTTGGCTTCATAAAGTCCATCGTCCGAAAGGTAAGGGTTATCAAAAAGGGTGGCTGGAATAAACTTACGTTTGAACAGAGGCTCACCCTCTCTGCTATGACCCTTCGGCCAAGTGATCACATCTCCGTTTTCATCAGTAGCATGGAACGCTTTGTTTGGAGTCTGAGGATCAATGAATGTTCTCTTTACCCACTGATGCCCTGGGCCGCCAGGGTTGCTTGTTGCTCTCATATACAGTGGCAATCCTGATGCCTTAGTAGTACGGAGACGTGACCTCATATAGTTCCATGCATAAGGTGTAGGCCACTGTGTAAGTTCGTCAAAGCCAATCCAGTTAAAAGCTTGACCTTGGTATCTCATAACGTCATCATCTCTATCAAGATATGACATCCACAATGTAGCACCTGATGGAGCTACCCAAGTTTTATCCCTTTCCATAAACTTGATTCCAGGGATAGCCTTGGGATAAAGTTGTTTGCTTACCGAGATAAGTTCCCTAAGTTCTTCTGTGCTACGGCGCACAAGAAGCATTCTCGCATTTGGGTTCCCCAAGTAGCGTACAGGGTCGGCAACCATTGCATAGGATTTCCCTCCACCAGCAGCACCTCCATAAAGAACCTCCTGTTCAGTTGCAGCCAAGAAGCTAGTCTGTGGACCAGGATTTGGCTCAAATATAACTTCTTGTGCAACCTGTTCAAAGTCTAGCTCTTCAGGCTTCGGTTGAGCTGGTGTACTCTTTTTGACCGAGGAGTCTACCTTCGAGCCTTTCCGCTTTTTCGAGGGCTTCTTTATAGCGTTGGGCGAGGTAGCGTTGAGTTGCAGCTTCTGTCTTACGTTTTCGCTCAAGTTTTACTCTCTTGTATAAACCTACGTGGGAGATATATCTTCCAGATTGTGTACTGAGCCAACCAGCTACTTCTCTGTAGCTATAACGTCTAAGGTGTTTTTTAGCCAGCTCAAATAGTTCTAGTTCCTCTGGAACTGGTAATAGTATATCACGATCATCTGGGTCTTGTCTATAGCCAAATGGTACATGACTACCTAATCTTACCACAGGTTTCCAGACATACTCACCATCAACAAAATCTGGCTTAGGTAACGTCCAAGTTTTATTCGTCTTCATTATCTTTTTGTGGCAGAATAAACAGTGGACTTGCAGCAGAGACTTCTACTTTCTCTGTTTTTGTAAAGCCACTACGATCCAGGACATCTTTTGCAGCTGCCATCTTTTCTTTATTTCCTAGATCTGTTGGATTATTCATAACTTCAAACATAGAGTATGCAGCTTTTGTAGCAGACGAAGCAATAAACTTCTTAGTCAGTGCTGCAATCTCATCTGCAAGTGGTTCTGCTACTTGTCTAGAAGTAACAGCATCAGCGTACCCAGCAAGCTTTTTAGCTGTAACTAAGTTGCCCCCAGCTTCCTCAAAAAGTACATCAAGGAACTTCTGTTGTTTTTCTGTTAAGTTTCTAGTCATTATACCACCATATATAATACAAAGGCCATTACACCTACACCTGTAATAAATAACAATCCACCAAGTGTCCAAGTAATAATTGCTTCTTGCAATTCAGCCTTACGGTATTCTTGTTCTTTCTTTTGTTTTCGTATCTTACCTTCAATAGCTACCAACTCGTCCCAAGCTGATGGCCCCATCGTAAAGCTGATATAAGACTTGAGTTCTTTTCTCATATCCTCTGCTTTACGTTTTGCGGCAAAGATTTCTATTGCTTCTGCTTCTACAGAACCGCCCAATGATTTCCACCAAGGAGGGTTCTTTACTTGCTTTTCAGCTTGGCCTAGATCTGCCATATGCCCTGCCCACTGTGTTAGCTGGCCTGACATATCCTGCAGATCTTTGCCAATAGCAAAACCTTTTTTAAGTGCGTTGAAGGCGACTGTGGCCCCACTAATTATTGTAACTGGGTCCACGAGTCTCCTCCCAAAGAACTCACTTTACACCTTCGTGTATTACTCTCTTAATATCTCCACGTCCGATACCAAGATCGTTTAATTCACGGTCTGACATTCTCCACAAGTGCATCTCTGCAATACGGGCATCAGCTTGACGTTGACGTGCTTCGATTAGTCTTTCAAAAAATTTTCTCATTGTGTGTCTCCATAAATTGCTGCATTGCAGCTTACAGAGACTAGTTATACACACATAGTTATACTACACTATTGCTAATATTGCAACCCCGTTATCCCACAGGGACAAAGGTTTCTGTTACAGTTAAGATAGAGTCAATATGACCAGCACTTGAAGGAGTAACTCTAATTTGATCACCTGGTTGTAATACTAAATCTATATTACTAAAACTAACGTAGTCACCAGAATTAATAGATTTACCTTTGAGGAAGTGTGATGTGTAGGTATCAGCAGCTACATACCACTCAACCTCAACACTGTTAGTAGAGCCGCCACCATTCACGACATGAATGAATGTAACCTCTGCTACCGCATTAGCAGGGCATGTATATACAGTTTCGTATGTTGTACCTGTGTTGTGACCATACACAGATTTAATCCGTGCTGGTTTGCCCTGATTCATAAAAGACATTACTTCTTACCTTTAACAGCTTTTTTGATTGTTTTGACTACCCAAGCTTCATTTACTTCCGTATCGGGGTCATCAGCAATGAAGTGTCCTTTTTCATCACGAGCACGAACCATTTCTAGTTCGTACTCTTCTTCAGCTACAGGCTCTGAGTCCTGTACTTCTGTAGCCATAATAAATTGTAAGACAGCATTATCTTTAGTGTGCCATTCCCCTCTAATTTTTTCAGCAAGAACAGTACCAATATGGTCTACAACTTTATTATCCTCTAGCTTCATTTGAACAACCCTGTTTTCCTCATATCAATCATACCACCTTTGGACATACCTATCTTTTTCTTTTTAGCCATGCCACCATATGACATACCTGACTTAAGAGTTTTTTGATAAGCTTCCATAGCTTCTTTCATGGTACCATATTTGTCACCGTTCTTATCATACCAAGCATTAAACTTTTGTCCTGCAGAAGTACGTTTCTTTGTACCAGCCTTTTCCTCTCTGGCTTCTTTGGTTCTTTTATTGGCTGCATCTAGTGCATTCTTTTCTTGTAAAGTTGCACCAGTACCTGCTGCTGGACCTTGCTCTGGACCAGGTTTTTTAGAACCTGGACGTAATTGAGGACGTGGAGAAGAGTCACGCTTACTGGCACCAATATCTTTACCTTTAGCATTAGCCCAAGCTGTAAGTGCTGAACCTTTAAACTTACCCTTGTTACGCTTTTTCCAAGCGTCTAGTTGTTCTTTAGTGACAGCAAGTTTTTTCTTACCGTCTTTACCTACGAAATACATTGATCCTGCTTTTTGTGCAGCTGCGATTGTTTTATATTCTTTAGCCATTATTCACACCCTTTAATGCCAGTATTTAGTTTACCAGTAGACCTTGTAAGTCCACCATGTTTATACCCCATAGCTTTAACTGCACCTGGAGCTACTTTACGTAGTTCTGCGATTCCCTTGTTGGGATTCTTTCCAGTATCCCCACCTTTACTCATACCCATATGATAGCCTTTACCACCACAATGAGAACATCCTGCCCCTTTACACTTAGGACATTTAGTTTTACCTTTAGCCATGCCACCCTCTGCTGCTCTAAACTTTGCTGTTTTCTTTGCTATACTTTTTGGCTGTTTTACAAACTGCTTGCCAGCCTTTGTACCTTCACGTTTTGCTTTAGTGGTGGCTGCATATTCTGCAGACGACAAAGATTTAATTGCTGCCTCGGGTAAGTACCGTTCTCCAGTCTTAGCACTAGGCTTGCCACTCTTTGTGCGCCACTTCTGCTTTGTCCAATTCTTTAATGACTTTTGGGGAGCCTTCATGCTTTGTAGCCCCCGCCTTTTGCTTTATATTGTTTTGCAACCATCTGGGCTTTTCTCGCAGACCATTGTCCAGGCTTGCCACCTTTTGAACCCGCCTTGACTTTTGCCACAAGGTTCTTACGCATAGTTGGCTTGGTATAGTTACCTGCAGCATTTACTGTGCTTTTCTTTTTGGTAGCCATTAAGTGTTGCCCCCTTCGACTTTGTGGCAGTGTGGTGTAGCATAAGCACCTCCTGCTCTTATATTAGTTGCTATTTGTTCAGCTTCTTCTAAGCAAGCTTTCTCAGTATAAAATGGCTCTGGTTTTGCTATAATCTTACAGGACAATGCCATAGGATCAAAACAGACGAGCATTATCCCTATCCACATTATGAACCTTTCACCCACTTCTTAGAAGGGGATTTAGTTTTAGAGGGACTCCACTTTACTTTATCAGCCCAGTATGCTGCAGACATCTTACCCTTTTTGATATTCTTTGCGTGGCGAGACTTGAATGCCTCTCGCTGTCCTGCAGTCTGATTGGTTTTTACACCCTTCTGACCAAACTTGATATACTTATACTTACCACCTTCAGAAGCCATAACATGGTGAGATTTACCACTGTCGTCATTTAGACGTTGTGGTTTGTTGACCTCTTTAAGACCAACTTCTTTCATCTTGTTTTTTACTCGTTCAGGTATTGCCATATAATAATTAGGGGGAACACAGGACGCTTGCTATATTACCCCTACTCCTTTACTTAAATCTGTCATACTTAGGATTATCTTTACGTCCAAACAATCTTAACACAAAATCCATAATAGATCTACCTATCTCTGTTGGAGTAGGTAGTAACCAACCTAAGATCAGCAGAAGTATTACCCAAGGTGGTATATTTGTATTGGTGATGTCTAGGTTTTCCACTTTACCAGTTTCTACTTCTTTTGTTGTTTGAATTATATCTCTACCAGCTGATGTAGTCTGCTCTACAGACACTGCAGCTTGCCTATTCTCTGCACCTATTTGTGCATTACTATTAACTGTAGGTCCACCAGATCCACCAAATGGAAGTAGGGAGGTTAATCCACATCCAGAAAGAAGTAGAGTTAACACTAACCAACGCATTAGCTCATCAATTCAAAGTGTGGTGCATCAATAAAGGGTCTACGTCCCTGAGAACGTCTTAGATCAATGTATGCATTCATTGCATCTTCTGCTGTTCCTGGATAGGTTCTGATATCTCCCTCTGACCAGGCAGCTCCCCACTTGATTGCACACCCGATCTGCCTAGCTGCCTCAGCCATAGCATCACAAATATTGTCGTAAACATTTAGTTCCCAGGAAACGTTAGAACCAAAGTAAGCTACAAGGTCTACAGCATGGGAATACCCATCACCTTGAATCAAATGTTTAGATTTCATGGTTTGAGAACGTCCAGTAGCTACTAATTCCTTCTGAGCCTCTAAAGTACGTACACCATACGTTACCCCAAAGTCCACATCAGTTAGCTCAATAGCTTTTTGTACTGTGGCCACCATCTCTGGGTGGACTCCGTCTAGTTTATCCAGTGATCTTTGTGAAAGTCTAAACGCCATTATCTCATATCCTTTGACATTGCTACTTTATTGCCCATTGGTTTACCTGCCATGTAAGCTGTAGCACCCATATACGCAGCTACTACGCCAGTTTGGGCAATATAAAACAAACCAAGTAGGTCAGCAAGTGCAGTTACTCTAGAATCGGACATCATCGGAGTAAATAAGAAGATAGTAAAGATGATCATCATGCCCATAGCTACCCAAGCCATAAACTTTTGGGACTCAGCCTTCTCTTCACGTAGCTCAATCTCCAACATACGCTCTTTCATAGCTACTTCGGCTTCAGTAATGACTCCATCACCGTCTACATCGAAATCTACTACCATTTATTCCCAACCTCTTTTTCTATCTGGTTCAAAAACATCGTGTTTACTTAGCATTCCTTCAAGGTACATAGCTCTTTCTACTCTATCTAGGGAATATTTAACGCCAGTGTCTTGAAAAATAGCTTCCCTTACGTAGAATACGTCAGATCTTGGTATGTGTACCCTACGTAGTCTGCCTTCGTCTTTGCTTGCGAGGGCTTTGTAGAACTCTTCTAGTACTTTGTCGGAAGAATAGATGTTTCGTCGTTGCATATAGTTATACCCTGAGAAAATTTGAAGTCAATAGTTTATGTGGGACGACAGAAAAAACTTTGTCCGTCCAAAAATAGTACTTAAAGTAGTACTTAAAGTATATAATAACTATAAATATATAAGAGTTAATAGATACTTTAAGTGCACTTAAGGTTACACGAAGTTACTTTAGGTATAATACTTAATGTATTATATAATACTTCGTGCCCCCGAGTCAAGGGGTAAGCAAAAATATTTTTATTTTTATTGATATTTAATTTGTGATCACAAAAATAACTTGGTAACACGATGTGATCACATAATATGTTACAAATTGTAACAAAAAGTGAGGCTTAAAAAATGGCCCCCGCTGTCATTGAGCATATATACGTACGACTATACCCCCGATGGCCCATGCACCCCCTATGGATAGGTCGGGTGATCCGAAAGTATAGCTCATTAATACTTTTGTCGTAGCTAACTATCTGTTATTACTAGATAAATAATACAATAGGGGATTATGATATACCCAAAAGGATAGGCGAAGCTATACATTTTGTTACATTGTAACACTTTGGGGTAAGTTATGTATCCCTTTGGATAATTCATTATATTTATACACCACCCCCTATCACCCGTATGGATACCTCACCTATCCTTTGGTATAGCCTACCTATCCCTTTGTACTAGACGTATATCCTTTGGTATATACACGATCTATCCCATTGGGTAGTCCTATCCTTTCGGGTAGCTGCTGCTATCCCTTTGGATATACTGCGGGGGAATACGGATAGCGAACCTATCCTTCACCTATCCTACACCCCAAAAATAGGCCCGTACAGTGCATTTTTGGCTTTCCAGCACCCACCCTACCCGACCGATCGGTTCCCCCTATTTGGACACTGTTTGTCCACTGTTTACCCTCTGTTTGTTCTACTTTCGTTCTAGTTTTGACCAGTTGGTAAAAAGAACAAACATAGAACAAACCGCTAACTTCTATCCAAAATAGTCTATTGACATGAGAACATCTATCCTTTGGTATAGTTCACCCTATCCGTAATAGTTGTTGACGATACTTTCGGGTTACACCCGCACCCGCACGTGTATGCGCACACGCCCGTGCGCCCGAGCTATTATCCACGAAAAAGGGTACCTATACTTTCGGATAGGTCTAGTCTCAAAGGTATAGTTTTTACCTATCCTTTATAGTGCTTGAGTATCTTTTGGGTACGGGTTAGGGTAGGTCATCAAGTCGAAATGGCGCATAGTTGACCAGATCGCTTGATACCCCGCCACTAGCCAAGGGGCATCGTACTGAGGCACGTTATTTGACATTACTGGTTTTCGACTAGGGCTAGACCTAGGGTCTGACAATCCCGATCATGGTTTTACGCATGTAAACTTTGCGCCTAGTTTAAATACAAGTTGAAAGGGGTTTTCAGTATGGTTTCCCCCTTGGATGACAACATTGGCTGAGCAATGCGGTCCGAATAAAGACATACAATCCGATACAAATTTAAGCCTTTTTGGTGAGTGTTCATAGCACTGATAGCCACCACGCCACAACATATAGTTGACGGTCTGGTAAATATCTTTCGGGATGGTGATAGCCAATAAGCATAGGATACCGTGAACGGTGGTAGGCAATGCGTGATGCTTGCTTACATTGTAACACCTAGGTTACACGTTGCCTAACGTGTAAGGCACATCTACATGGTGTGTCTTATTGTTAGGCAATCTCAAAGCATGAAAGGATAAATGAGATGACTGATTATGTAAAAGCATGGGTAAGCAATGCACGTGGTGCGGAATATGGTTTCTTTAAGGCTGTAGAGTATGCACTCGAACAATTTGGCGAAAAGAATAACAAGCCAATGTACGCCCTTATTGCCTTCACCAATGGCAAGTCGTTTGGTTCGTACAAGATTGAAGATGGGTACAAGCTATCCCAATTCAGTGCGCCCCTAAAACGTATCTTGGCGGTAGCATTGTCTGATGTGAAGTTTACCTTCAAGGATGGTAAAGCATCGTGCAAGGTGGGTAAAAACGGTGGGCTTAACCATGATGTGCTTGAAGGTGTACGCACTCTTGCTGCATCTAAGGTGGGTGTCAAGTCCGATGCATTCAAGGCGGCATTCCCTGTACTGACTGCGGCCAAGCCCGAAAAGTCTCATGATCAACGTGTTGAGCAGCTGCACACCTATATGGCGAAAATGGCCAAAGAAATGGGTGTATCATTCGCACAGGTGCAAGCGATGGCATCTGCCAAGCCAACACAAGCTGCTGCATAATCTATGCGACTAGTGCAATCGGGTAACAAGTGGGTGCTGTATGGTGATGACGGCAAAGTTATCATCATCACCACCACCAAACGAATTGCGGAAAGGATGATGAAATGACGTACATACTGACTGGTTGGTATGAAACTGACAACGGTGCAGTGATGCTTGATGAAAGTGGTCATTGCTTGGCTGATATTGTCGCACAATTACAACGTGTGGATGAGGACTTTGGCCATACCGATATGGAATTAGAATTACATCTGCCCAATGGTGAGATCAAACTAGTTGAAGAAACTGTTGCAAAGATGGTACAGCCATGAGTGTGTGGCTGTATGTAGATGGTGTATGTATATGTTCTGCACCTAGCAAAACAGCAGGGCAACTTGCTGATCACATGCGTCAGTGTGGCTACACTGATGTGCAAATCAAACCCAAATCGTAAACTGTAGGAGGTTAAAATGGGTCGTAATCTTAAAGTAGTATATTCACCTGAGTTCACAGCGCAAGTTGTGGAGTTCTACAAATCAAACAGTGCAGCTAAAACTGCAAAAGAGTTTTCTATACCAGATCATCATGTGGTGACTCTTGCCAAACGTGTAGGGTTTAAGAAAACTTGCGTCAAGTATCCTCTGAGTTTTAAGCACGAGGTGTGCCAGTATTATGACAACCACACTGGTGATGAGACCATTGCTAAGTTTGGTATTACTGGCCCGACACTGTTCGATTGGCGTAGAACTCTTGGCTATCGTAACAAGTCCCGTGGGTACAACCTGTACACTGAGGGTTTGCAACCGACTGTAACAAAACGTGAACGCCGTAACTTTGTGATGACCAAGTCCGAGAACGGTGACCTCAAGGCTAAGGTTGCTGACTTGGAATACAAGTTGAGTGCAATGGAACTTGTGGTAACATCAACCTTGAATGGGTTGACTGAAGAAATCAAATCAACATTGGAGGCTTTTGACCTATGAATAATAGAACAGCTAGTGTGTACTTCAAGCCAGATCCTCACAGGTCTGGCTATGAGTATAAAGAAGGGTATTGGATATACAAACAGGGTGATGAAGAACATCAGTTTGAAACATTCTCACAAGGCTATGGGTTTGACAAGAATGCAGAACGGTATGCACAAGAACAGCTTGACCTAGACAAGGTTGACGAGGTGTATATCTACAGTAAGACTGGGTCTTTGAGATACACCAAGCAGGGTATCCAGTACAAAAAACCCGAGGAAATCTTGAGGATAGCTAAGACCTATCTTAGAAGGTACAGGGAAGATATGGATGCAAGTATAGAAGCTGTCGATTTAAAGTATGAGTTGGAAAGAACAAAGAAAGACATGGAAGACATGGTGTTTCTTTACAAACACTACAGAGATAAGGCTCAAAAATACGATCAAATAATGGAGGCTATTGCATGAATATATTTGCTCTATCGGAATGTCCAGAGCAGTCAGCATTGTGGTTGGATGACATACGCAAGAACAAGATGATCTTGGAAAGTGCGCAGATGTTGTCCACCGCAATCAGGACTTTATGCCCTGACACATCCCTACCTGTATACCGTGTGGCGTATCTCAATCACCCATGCAGTATATGGGCTAGGGCTACTCGTGGCAATTTCATGTGGCTTATCAAGCACATGAGTGCCTTGTTCAATCAGAAGTCAGGCGCACACAAGTCAGCTGAACTGATCCCTGCCTTTCAACACTATGCAGAGTATGGTCAGTTTCCTGATGAGGACTTGACTGACTTTGCAAACTGTGCTCGTAATATGGAACGTGGTGTTGACTACTCGGACGTTTCTGATGTACACCAAGCATACCGCATGTACATGAACGACAGATGGAAAGAACGCAACATAGCCCTGACGTGGCGTTGGGGTGAGGAACCAGAGTGGAGGAACTAACATGGTTGCTTATACTATTCGTACTGTAGACGTTGACGCATTTCGTGAACGTAACTATCCCTTTGTGCTTGAGCCGTACCAACCGTACAGCTTTGAGCCTGTGTCTTTCTTTGACAACGAAGGTAACAAACCTGCCGCAGGTTACGTGTGGGTTGGTGAGGACAAGCACTATGTCGTACACCCACACCTCAATGGCTTTGTTGTCAAGAAAGTATACACTGAGGATGTCAACGAACCTGACCCTGTGCTTCGTGCATGGGGTGGTTACGATCACCTCAACATGTGGGAAATGGCAGACTTTCGTTTGCATAGATGGCTTGAGAAACGAATACTTAACCTACTTGGTGGTGAGAGTCATCTCACCTGCAAGATCAGATACCGTCTGTGTGCCTTCGGCCCTCGACGTTCTGAGAAGTTTCACCCCAAGATTTCTGTGTGGCAATCGCTTGAGCATCGTGACAATGACCGTGTCACTGCTATGAAACCTGCTCGTGCATTCAGTCTGATGTTTCCCGAGCTTGACCACAAGACAATCATTCAAATCAATGACGAATATCTACAGGAGTTCGCACCTCGTGAGTTTACAATCTATGTGTCTAAAGAAGCAGAGCATTTCAAAGATGCCTATGCAGGTAAGCAATCACCCAACGAGAACATCGACACTACGCCATACCGCAAGCACCTTGCCCATAGCTGTATGCGTTACGACTTCGACCACCTTCCTATACATCCTGCTGAGGCGTACGCAAGTGGTGACTTTACCATCGTCTATGCCCTTGATCAAAACGACTTGGTGGCTGGCCGTTGTGTTGTATACACCAACAATGTCCCACCACAAGCAGGGCCAATATATGGTGTATCTGAGCAAGCCATTGACTGTATACAAGAACGGCTAGAGTCTATGGGTACTGACATGACGCACAATGCTTCATGGATCGGTGCCAAGCTCAAGCGTGTTGAGTATGATGGTGGCTTTGTCGGCCCATACTTAGACTTGACACCGCAATCACTAGCTGATATGGGTGATTACCTTGAGGTCAACAGACGTGGCGAGATTGACGCCAGT